CCGCAGTATCAGCAGCCCTTGGTATGTATATGGCAGGGCATACAGACGCTAAGTCTATTGGCTTGGCAGCAGTAGGCGCCGTTGCAGGTCCTTTGCTTCGTGCCTTGAACCCAAAGGATGGCGCATTTGGCGTTGGTGCCTCAAAGTAATTAGTCAGAAACTAGGTGGTCAGCACACGCTGGCCACCTTTTTTCGTCTATACTAAAGGACTAAGAAAGTTCTAGGAGGACTATATGGCAATTAAGTGCGCTAACTGCGATAACAATGCAGACTACACAACTGCCGACCCAGGAGTTAATGCTGTAAATTATTGCGCTGCCTGCCTTCCAGCATGGCTCCGCACCCGTGCATCTGCTGGTCATTTCCCACTTGTCGAGCCAACACCAAAGACAGAAGAGAAGACTTCTAAGAGCTCCGAATGAGAGTGACTAGGGTTAACGCCGTACAAGTACACGCGTTCCCAGATAAAGTCGAATCTCCTAGAGGACCATTTCCTAGAGAGATGTTCCGCGAGCCTGAGATAGTTACTGACTACGAGCCTCAGTATAACGATGATGGCTATGGATTTGAGCCAGGTGCAACTGCTCAAAATAACTTTAGACCACCACGCATCTTGCGTTGTGGAAGTTGTTTTGCACGAGTCAAGGAAGACGAGACTCAGCTACACGTTTGTGAGGAATAATGGCTAAATATAAGAAACCGCAAACGTACTATGAAAAATCAGCAGATAACGCGAATCGGAAACTTAACCTTGCTCTTCGTTCCCAAGAGAGGGTTTACGGAGACTTTGAAGTCTATACGCCTACGGAAGTCCAAGAACAAAGAGAAGTAACCACTTGGTCAGATACTCCAAGAACTGCTCCTACCTCTAATCCCCCACGACCAAGAGCGCTTAAGATTGCTTACAGCGCAGAAGCACAAAAGCTAGTGGTTAGATTTAGAGACGGAACTTGGTGGGAGTACAACGATATCCCTGTAGATATGTGGAATGACCTAAAAGCCAGTAACTCAACAGGACGTTACCTTGCAGGCTCAGGCTTAGACCAACACGATGACATGGGCCCATTCAACCCTGAACAGATGCCCCCAGAAACTAGGGTATTATTTAACTCATAATGAAAACATTCGGGCCACTATACGCGGGTAGCTTGCAGTACTACCATAATCATTTCCTACCTATTGTTGAGGTCGGTACTACCCAAGAAACTGAAGGCAAATACCGAAAAGGCAAATGTCTAGTCTTTAGAGTGCCTTTTACAAAGCCTGGATACTATGCGGGCGTTTTCTACAAAAACCTGTTTACAGAGCATCTAGATGATGATGAAATTGACGCTATTCTTTATGGGGCTATGAAATCAAGAACTGCTTGGACACCAGAGGATGGGTACTACGATGAGACTTTCTAAATCAAAACAAGTGTGGGTTAAACCTTTTTCTGAGAAAGTTGCTAAAAGAGTATCTCGTATCCCTACCTCAGAACTAGAAATGTGGATTGACCAATCCCTTTACGAAATTGGGCGCTGCATGTCTATGTATGGAAGAACCAGAGAACAACGGTACTTAGAAGAGGCACTCACTGGAGGGGAAGCGCTCCACGCAGTTATAGACCAGCTGCACACTCGCGCAACACCACACTCCTGATTGTCCATTTGTCGACAATTGGTGTATGCTAATGCTTGCCTCTATCTTCTCCCGTTGGCATAGGTGAGCCTGGGTTTAATACCCAGGCTTTCCTTTTTACAATAAACTAAGGTTGATATGACTGAGCAAAAATTTTTTGATGAAGACGAAGAGCTTGAGCTTGAAGACGACCTCCCGCCTGAGGAGGAAGAAGAAGAGCTAGACGAGCTCTCTAAAGAGTTTGTACAGAAAGTGATTGACCGCTGCATCCAGTTCATGGATATGCTCGTAGGGCACTCCCTACACCCCTATCAGCTTCCCCTAGCCCGCCGTATCATCGAGTCCGTCCTGATTAATGACGGCGAAGAAGTAACGGCTCTAGCAGCCCGTCAGTCGGGTAAATCAGAGACTATTGCAAACACCGTGGCTACCTTGATGGTCTTGCTCCCACGCCTAGCCAAGATGTACCCAGACCTCCTAGGAAAGTTTAAGGACGGTATCTGGATTGGTATGTTCGCCCCTGTTGAAGGTCAGGTAGAAACGCTATTTGGTCGTACTGTAAACCGCCTTACATCTGAGCGTGCTCAAGAGATTTTAGGCGACCCTGAGATTGATGATTCACTAGGAAAAGTCGCAGGTGTTACTCGCCAGATTAAACTCAAGAACTCTGGCTCATCACTTATTATGATGACCGCTAACCCACGAGCAAAAATTGAATCTAAATCGTTCCATCTCATTGTTATTGACGAGTGCCAAGAGGCAGATGACTTTGTAGTATCTAAATCAATCTCCCCAATGTTGGCGTACTACTCAGGAACTATGGTTAAGACTGGAACACCAACTACACATAAAAACAACTTTTACCGTTCTATCCAGTTAAATAAGCGTAGGCAGACTGGCGCTAAATCTCGACAGAATCATTTTCAATGGGACTACCGAGATGTGTCTAAGTACAACGCTAACTACGGTAAGTTCATAAAGAAAGAGATGCTGCGTATTGGCGAAGACTCTGATGAGTTTCAAATGTCGTATTGCTGTAAGTGGCTTCTTGACCGAGGTATGTTCGTAACATCAAACGTTCTTGATGAACTTGGCGACACTTCACAAGAGGTTGTAAAGGCGTGGCACCGCTCACCCGTAGTTGTCGGTATTGACCCAGCTCGTAAGGTTGACTCGACTGTAGTCACAGTCGTATGGGTAGACTGGGATAGGCCTGATGAGTTTGGCTATTTTGACCATCGAATTCTTAACTGGCTTGAAATCCAAGGAGATGACTGGGAAGACCAGTATTTCCAAATCGTGCAGTTCCTATCCAACTATGACGTCCTTGCCGTAGGTGTGGACGCCAACGGTGTTGGTGACGCAGTGGCTCAACGCCTCAAGCTCTTGCTTCCAAGAGCCGAGGTTCATTCACTAGGCAGTAGTCAGTCAGAGCAGTCAAAGCGTTGGAAGCACCTTAAGGCCTTGATTGACCGTCGTATGGTTGGGTGGCCTGCCCATGCAAAAACTCGCCGTTTGCGTACCTGGAAGCGCTTCTACCAGCAAATGTCTGACCTAGAGACTAAGTTTCAAGGCCCCAACTTCTTGGCACATGCCCCAGACGAGGCGCATGCCCACGATGACTTTGCTGATTCTTTGGCTATTGCATGCTGTCTAACTATGGATTTAACAATGCCGACAGTAGAGCAATCTACAAGCCCCTTCTTTCGCTAATGCTTAAAAAGTTTGGGCTTTAGGGACAAATCGCCGCTATAAAGCGGGAAACTATGTAGTAGGAAAAGGCCTTTCCCTTAATTAACAATTGGAGTCATAATGACAATTGCACCATCACCTCGCGTTCCTGAGCGTCAGGGCCCACAGTACGACCGTAAGATGTCCCCAGCAACACCTGGACAACGTGGACCACTTCGTTTTGAAGAGGGTATCGCAACAGATACAGACGTCCCACAGGAATTCACAAAGGGCGCTATGCAGGGTTACGTTCCTGCAGCTGGTCGTCCAAACCGTAACGCTAACGTGTTCGAGAAGCCAGCTGAAGAGACAATGCGCGAGCGTGCTCACGTAGGTTCAGCAGCATGGGTAGAAGCACCAAACACTCTTTCAGAGTTTGCTAAGGGCGGCTTTGCTGACCACGGCGATAACCGTATCGAAGAGGTTATCCGCAGCGGTTCACATCAGCAACGTCTTAACCCAGCAGTAGTACAAGACTAATTTCGTTCTCGTAACCCTGCCTCTCTTCCACGGGGCAGGGCTTCGAGGTTTCTAAGGAGTAGTAGTGGCCCTCATTCGAGGTAAAGAAGTAAAAGAAAACCCAACACAAACTCCTGCTAATCCACGTCTATACAACATGATTACAACGCAAGCTGGAGCAAAGTTCGTTAAGAACTCCCCAGCCAAAGCCCACTGGATTCACGCCAGATATGTGCAAATGGGCGGAACATTTGTAAAGTCTAAAAAAGAAGTAGACCCACGTATGAGGGATTACGTCCACGAAGCTTTAGAGAAAAAAGAAGAAGAAGCCAAAAAGAGAATCAGTAAGCCAGTAGTTGGCAAGCCTATGGTATACGAGGCAAAACACTAATAGCTATTTACAGATTTATCGACAATTGTGTTAAAGTTAGACATATGTTTTGGGAGGGAAGTAAGTGAGTTCAATTGACTTTTCACCGCCAAGCTACAGGGCGGCGTCAAGCGATTTAACAATCTCCATTTCGCCTCTGGGCTTGGTAGAGCTTGCTGATGAAGAGTTTGAAGTACACGGTCCTCGCCTAAACCGTTACAGCCTTAACTGGGCTATGTATCTAGGCCATCATTATTCTTACCGCCGTCAAGTTGGCGAATCTCAAATTGCGCTTAATTACTATCGCGCTTTCACAGACTTTGTTATTAACTTTACCTTTGGTAAAGGCGTTACCTTTCGTAGTCCTAAAGAAACTGAAGCCATCGTCCCAGACTTGCTTGAGCGTGTTTGGGAAGTTGACAACAATAAGGCCACAGTGCTTTGGGAAATTGGTCAGCAAGGCTCAGTATCTGGTGACTGTTTTATTAAGGTTGCTTATGAAGAGGCTTGGCAAGACACCGCTGGACGCATGCACCCTGGACGAGTTCGTATTCTTCCCCTGAACTCGTCTTTTGCATTTCCAGAGTTTCACCCACACGACCGTGAGCGTCTAATCCGCTTTAAGCTCAAGTATCGTTTCTGGGGCACCTCGTTAGAAGGAACTCGTCAAGTATTCACGTATACCGAAATCTTGACTGATGACATGATTGAGGAATACATCAATGATGAGCTTATTGACTCGCGCCCTAATCCGCTTGGTGTCATTCCTGTTGTTCATATTCCAAATGTTCGTATCAGTGGTTCTCCTTGGGGCCTTAGCGATTGCAATGACATTATTAACATCAATCGCACTTACAACGAAACTGCTACTGACATTGCCGATATTGTTAATTACCATGCCGCGCCAGTTACGGTCATTATTGGAGCAAAAGCTTCACAACTAGAAAAGGGCGCTAATAAGGTATGGGGCGGCCTACCTAAGGATGCTCGTGTAGAAAACCTTGAAGGCGGTTCACAAGGCCTCAAGGGTGCTATGGACTACCTTGCAATGCTCAAGAAGGCAATGCACGAAATGATTGGTGTTCCTGAAACCGCCCTTGGACAAGCACAGCCTATTTCAAATACTTCTGGTGTAGCGCTCTCTATCCAATTCCAGCCTTTGATGAACCGCTATCACCAGAAGATTATTCAGTACGCACACGGCTTAGAGCGTGTCAATGAGCTCATCCTTCTCTCCCTTGCAGTCAAGGAGCCAGATACCTTTATCTGGGACCCAACTACGGATGTAAAGCTCAAGAAGGGTCAGCTAGACCGTCTAGACCCACAAGACCCTCTTACCTACCGTTCATACGTACACTTCCCACAGCCACTCCCTCTTGACAAGCTTATCGCCCTTAACGAAATCCAAAGCCTCCTTTCTCTTGGTTTGGAGTCAAAGGAAGGCGCACTTCGCACACTTGGCGAGGAATTCCCAGCAGAGAAGCTCAACGAAATCCGACAAGAGCTCTTGGATGACGCTACAGCCGATGGCGCACTTAAGCTTCTACAAACCCAAATTGAGACAGAGATTGCTCAACTCACTGGTTCCGCAGTTGGAATGGGTGGAGCACCTCTTATGCAAGGCGCAGCCCCAGGTACACCTGCCCCAGGCAACGGTACCC